CAAAATAAAATATTTGTTTGATGGTATTGAATATAAACACAAACCACGTGTTGTTACGGTTTCAACACTAATTATTGATAATTTTCATGAAAAATTGAAAAATCTCATTAATGAATATAACGCACCCATTCAAGAACGTATCGACCGTGAAGAACAGGAATACCAGAAACGCCAAGAAGAACTTGAACGTACCGAATACTTACGTCTAAAGGAAAAATATGATGTACGATGATGCTGAAAAATTACGTGCGAATGATGAAGCCAGACGTATAGCAAAAGAGTTCAATTTTGATATTTCTTATCATGGAACCAAAATCATTATAAAACGTGAAAATTGGTCTTATGGGATAGAAGTTCAAACAATCCATGAAATGTATCAATTCTTAAATGGTTTTGAAATGGGACACCGTGCTGGCGGTAAAGAGAAGAAAGACGATTGACAAAAAGTGTATCTTGTGATACACTTGCTACATATTAATGGCATCGAAGTGATGCTTTTATGAAAACAAACCTATACATTCTGAGGAAGAACATCATGCAAAAAATGAAATATGGCATTGTTATTGGCCGTTTCAATCCCCCACACTTGGGTCACATTCATCTCATTGAATCCGCTCTTGCTAAGAGCGATTACGTCATTGTAGTCAACGGTAGCTTTAAAGCTGCGCACAACCCAAAAAAGCTTTTGAATGAAACTGAAATCCAAAAAATCATTCTTGCAAGTGTTTCCGCACCTGAAAAAATCATTTTTGTTAATGTCCGTGACAATCTATATGACGATCAAGAATGGGTTCTTGATGTTCGTAAGCAAATCAAATGGGTTGCTTACCAAGCCGTTGTTCCTACTGAAAACACATACACCATTTATGGGTTTACGAAAGACCAAACCAGTCAATATTTGAAGTGGTTTCCCCTGTACAAGTCGAGTGAAGTAGAACCGTTCCACTACACGGATAATGGAAAAACTGAAATGATTCACGCAACCAACTTGCGTAATTTCATGTATAAAACGTGGTCTATTTGTAAGAGTGAATATAACAGCGATTCCGTTCAATTTGAATCAATGGTCAAAAACTATTTGGTTTCCCGTATGGGTATCAAGGCGTTTGATGCCATGTTCGAAAACTTTGATTATAACCGACTTGATTGGATCACCGAAGAATACGAACATTATGAAAAATACAAGGAAATGTGGTCTGTAGCACCATATCCTCCAATTTTTGTGACCTGTGATTCTGTTGTGTTCTCTAATGGTTGTGTGTTGGTTATCCGCCGCAAGGAATCTCCCGGTCGTGGTTGCTATGCCCTTCCCGGTGGCTTTTTGAACCACAATGAAAAGGTTCGTGATGGCATTCTTCGTGAGTTGAATGAAGAAACAAAAATCCGTATTCCACCGGGAAAGTTGAATGGTAGTTTGAAAGCTATCGAAGTATTCGATGCGCCGGGACGTTCTTTGCGTGGTCGTACAATTACGCATGCTGGTTTGTTCATTTTGGACGAACAAGAATTGCCGAAGGTAGTTGGCTCTGACGATGCTGAAAAGGCGGAATGGGTTCCATTGGAAAATTTGAATCAACTCGAAGGTAACTTTTTTGAGGATCATTTCCATATTATCCGCTCCATGATGAAGTTTGCAAAAATCTGAGAGTTTACCATGACTATAGAATATGGTGTTTGTCCTGTTTGTAATGGGACAAAACGTGTACAAGAAGTAATACCAGACTATGCTAAAGCAGGGGGCTGGTATGGTTATAGTGCGGTTGACGATTGTGTTGACTGCACTAACTGTGGTGCCCAAAAGATGTATGGTAAGCCAACCGGCATGGTTCGTCTGAATAAAGAGGGTAAACCATGCAAACATTCGTACAAGGGTGAACGTACTGGTCGTTGCTTAATGTCGTATACATGTGAAAATTGCGGCGACCATTTTGACGTTGATTCCGGGGATTAATATGTCAACAGAGTTTGATGAATACCGCCAAGACTTATACAAAAAACTCAAGGCTGTTGTTTTGAAAAATGGTTATGAGTTTGATGTTGAGGTAAACACTTATAATGACACGATTTATTATAGTACATTTGCATGTACATGCAAAGAAGAAAATGAAAAAACATTAACAGAAATGTTTTTTGTCATTGTTAATCATTATGATAAAAACTATGATTTTCATGATTTTGAATCATATGCGAAAGTATTTGGTTATATCGGTATACCAGATCAAATAACATTTGGCTTAGACGAACATGACATGTCAATTTCGTATGTGTGTTCCGACCAATGGTCTATGATGGGTATTGACAATGCCTATATTGAAGGTTTAAAGTTCAGTATTCAATACGACCAAATGATTTTTGGTTATGTACATGCCGTTTATTTGAAATTGTTGTATTTGAGCGGCGAATTAAACACCAAACAAAAGGCTATATCATGAGTATGAAACTTTCAGAACTTGATAAAATAATTGAGTTCATCGAAAATGGCGGTGATCCTAAAGAAGCCGTGGAACAACTACGTTCGTTTAGATTGAAAATGCTTGTTGCTTTGAACAAATTGAAAAGCCGTATTTTCAAACGTATAGATTCACTGCCACTATAAAGTACAAACTACTTGACAAGCGGTTGGAAATGTGGTTAAATACCACTATGCAGCGAGGTGCTGCGACTCTTGTAAAAGAGAAAACTGTCAAAAAATTAATTAGTGAGGCACTAAACATGAAACCTAAGTTCAAACTTACCCCTATTGTCCGATTCACCCGTCCCGTTCTCAGTCCTCTGTTCGATATTGATTCGTACAAGGCAAGCCAATACGCTCAATACCCAGAAGGAATGACTAAGCTTTATTCCTACTTCGAATCTCGCCTCGGCGAAGGCTTTAAGAAGATCGTGATGTTTGGTCTTCAATACATCATCAAAACCATTCTTTCAGTTCGTGTAACTCACGATGAAGTTACCGATGCTAAAGCATTTTTCATGGAACACATGGGTTGTTTCAATGAAGAAGGCTGGCGCTATATTGTTGACGTACACGGTGGTTACTTGCCACTTGAAATTCGTGCAATTCCAGAAGGTACTGTTATTGACCGTAGCAACTGCCTGTTCAGCATCGAAAGCCTTGATGAAAACGTCGCATGGTTGCCACAATACATTGAAACCCTAATTGTTCGCAATTGGGCTATGATCAACGTTGCTACCATCAGCTATCACATGAAGGTAAAACTCATTGAAGCATTTGAAAAGTCTTCTGATGCTGATGCAAAAAGCGAAGTTCTGTTCAAGCTGCATGATTTTGGCAGCCGTGGCGCATATTGCCAAGAAGCTGCTGCAATTGGTGGTATGGGACACTTGGTCAACTTCATGGGGAGTGATACCGTTTCTTCTATTCGCACTGCCCAGAGCGTTTACAACACTGTTGCAATGTTGGCATATTCGATTGCCGCAATGGAACACAGCACCGTTACCTCTTGGGGTCGTGATGGTGAATGTGCTGCTTTCGAAAACCACATTCGCAAGTTTGCCAAGAATTATGGCGGTAGCTCTCAATTTCTCGCAATGGTTGTTGACAGCTATGACATGGAAAATGCGGTTCGTAACCACATCGGCAAGACTCTAAAGGATTTGATTATCAACTCTGGTAGTACCATTGTTGTGCGTCCTGACTCTGGTGTTCCGGCTGAATCTGTTGTTAGTTGCCTACAATGGCTTGACGAAGCATTCGGTTCTACTGTAAACAGCAAGGGTTATAAGGTTCTTGCTTCTTGTGTACGTGTTATTCAAGGTGATGGTATCAATATGGAATCTCTTCCTGAAATTATCGAAGCGGTTGAAGCTGCTGGCTACTCTATCGAAAACGTTGCATTCGGTATGGGTGGTGGCCTGTTGCAGAAGCATGACCGTGACACTTTCCGCTTTGCTCAGAAATGTGCATATGTTGAAATCTATGGCGCAGGTCGTGATGTTCAAAAGATGCCGAAGACTGATATGACTAAGGCTTCTAAGAAGGGACGCTTGAAGGTTGTTCGTGATGGTGATAATTACATTACCGTTGCTGATGATAAGAAGGATAGCCGTGAAGATGTTCTTGAAACGGTTTATATCTACAACCGAAAGTGGGGTCACGAAGTTCCGTTGACTCGTGAGTTTACGATGGAAGAAGTTCGTAAAAACACCGGGTTGTGGTAAACTGAAACATCAAAAAGGCCCATATGGGCCTTTTTGTATTTTAACTAATGAGGAAAATTATGAGTCATACATTTATTACAGATTTTGGTAAAGTTATCGGAAACCATGACTTGTCTGGTGATCTAACGGTAACATTTGACGATAAAATGGGGAATGAAAACACAATAACAATTAAAAAATCACAAATTATTGATTTACATAACTTTATTATACAAACACAATTAGTGCAAGCATTGAGTTTGGAAATTGATAATATGGCTTCTAATGGCGATGTCAAATCTTTGCAGAAATTGACAGATTTCATTTCTAAAAGAGATAAAACAAAACCATTGCAAAATTGAGTAAATGATGTTATACTAGCTCTATCAACACACATACTGAGTAATCTTCATGAGCAACTATTGGTATTTCGATCTTGTGTCTGAAAACGGTTCTTCTCAGGAATTTGAGACGAACGATATTTTTTCCATTCAAGAATTGATGATTGATGGAAATAAGGTCTTCAACATTGAAGATGACTATGGTTTTGCCAAGCATGTTGTTCCGGAAGGTATTGTGTGTGACGAAGAACTTCTTCAAATTTTGAAGGATTTTGACACCGCTGATGAATTGTGCAAGGCACAAATGTATGCTAAGTACGTCCTTGGTGTAAATCATTGTAAACTTGAAGATATCAACATTTTTATTGGTGACATCAATACGTATGCACAACAATGTGTAGCTGACCGTTTTAACATTGATATTGACGACACATTCATCTTGTACTATGTTAATATTGAGCGTTATGCACATGATATCATGACAAATGATCGAATTGAAGAGTTCCGTTTTGATGGTCAATATTACTTATACATTCCAAGTTGAACATCTTTTGAACAACGTAAATAACGTTTGTTTAGGGGATTTCAATGACTGATTCAGCCTTATACAAATATGGTCAGGAAGACCATATTTTCGTTTGCATTGCTAATGCGTCTGTTTATAAAACAAAGATATTTGATAGGCGCATTGTCAAACGTGTTGTTAATAACAACACTCATATAAAAATAGAATATCAAGTTAGAAATACGGCACAAGATTCTCCGTCATACTGTTGGGTTGATGAGGATAAATGTTTTAGTGTTCTTGATATAAACAAAATAATGGATTTAGATAGAGATTTATAACATGGAAGCACATCAATTACGTGTTGTTCAAGAAAAAGAAGACTTGGATGACAAGATCAACAAATTAACTACATTCACCACTCAATCAGATATATTCAAAACCCTAGACAGCGATGAAAAGGTTCTTCTTAATCTACAATTACTTGTTATGACACAGTATAGTGACATATTAGGTAGACGTATACAAGCATTCTCGGAGTAAAAATGATACACACAATTTTAGATTATCTTTTTCAATTGATATTCTTTTTCATAATGCCGTTTTATTTTACATTTGCAGTATTCGACATGTATGATCATAAATTGAAAGAAGCAGTAACAAAAATTATTATCGCTCATTCGCTTGTGGTTTTTTATGTGTGGTATGCCCTTATCTTAGTTTCAGATAAACAAGACGCAGATATTATATTCACTTCATGTTTTATTTCCGTAATTATATTTGGTGTTGTCAACTTTCTTTGGATAGCATGTAATGTTTTAGGGGAAATATTCAATTATGGGAAACTCTTGTTAAAAAAACAAGAATAATACCATCGTATTATTAAGGGCATAGTCTCCCTTTTTTTCTTGACATGTTTGTAACATCGTGTTACAATTTGTATACACGTTAGGAAGTATTTTATAAAAGGATTTGTATGTATATTCATTGGGAAAAAATAACAATAAAAAACTTTATGAGTTATGGTGATACTCCTACTACTCTGTATTTTAATAAAAGCCCAACCACCTTAATAGTTGGAAAAAACGGTTCTGGGAAGTCGTCTTGGATTGAGGCTTTTGTTTTTGCAATAAAAGGCAACACATATCGTGGTTCTAATAAAAATGAATTGATCAACAAAACCAATCAGCGTGATTGTGTGGTCGAACTTCATTTCACTAAAAATAATTCAAACTTTGTCATTGTTCGTGGTATCAAACCAAATATTTTTTATATTGTCAAGGATGGAGTTAAAATAGAAGAATCTGCATCCATTCGTGACATGCAAACTTATCTTGAAACACAAGTTTTACAGACTTCCGTTACTGGAATTATCAAGACTGGTGTTTTAGGTTGCGACTTCAAACCATTCATGCTGATGACTGCAAAAGAAAAGCGTGATCTTATTGAAACACTTCTTGAAATAAATGTGTTCACCGAAATGAACAAATTGCTAAAATTGAAGATAAATGCATTTAAAGAAGAATACATGGAACACCAAAATCTTTTGAAAATAAAAGAAGGTATTCTTGAATCGAAAAAAGAACTTTACACCAAATTGCGTGATAACAACACCAAGAATAGTGAAAACGAAAAAGAAGAACTAAAGCAGTTAAAAGCCACCATAGACGAGCTTACAAGCGGAATAGAGGCCAAAAACGAACAATTAAAGGCAATGGCATTCCCCCATGATATACCAGCCTTAAAAGCGAATATAGAGCGTTTAGTGAAGTCAATCAATGAATTGGAATATGACAACACGCTGAAAAATAAGCTTATCAAAAAATTCACTAAAATGGCAGGAGAGTGTAGTGAGTGTGGACAGGATGTATCTGATGAACACAAAGAAAAACACATTCAGACTGCAAAGGATGAAATTGAAGCTAACAATAAGCAGTTGGGTATATTGAACCAAGAATATGAAAATGCCAAACAACTAAACTTCGAATATGAAACATTTTTATTTCAAAAGTCATCTTTAACCAATGAGATAACAAACATGATTAATCAATTGGATCATGTTAAGGAAACTGCTTCAAAACGTGTCAAGATTTATAAGGAAATGGTTAAAAACGAGTCTATCGGTGTTGAAAAACATAAGGAAGATTATGATAATGCTAAAACCGAATTGAAGCAATTGAAAGAAATGGAAAAGTCTTTCATCAAGCGTAAAAATACACTGGCACTTGCGGCACAGTTGTTAAAAGATGAAGGAATAAAATCAACAATTGTTAACCAATATATTCCAGTTTTGAATCAATCAGTTAACTATTATTTGCAATCCCTAAACTCACCAATACGTTTTAGTATTGACAAAAATCTGGATGTTTCTCTTGATGCAAGAACACCGGGGGATTTCTCATACCATACACTTTCTATGGGTGAACGTCAACGAATTGACTTGAGTATAAGTTTTGCATGGAGAAAGGTGGCAAGTATAAAAAATAGTGTTAACACCAATCTTTTATTTTTGGACGAAACCTTTGATGCATCAGTTGATAGTGACGGCACGGATGACCTGTTGGTAATTTTAGATGATATTCAAAAAGCAGGAGTCAACATTTTTGTTATAAGTCATAAAGGTGGTTTGGAAGATAAATTACGATCAACAATAAAAATAGAAAAGAAAAATGGATTTAGTAGGATAGGTGTATGAATATAAAAACATATGAAGGCCAAGGAACTGGCGTGTTGTTATTGTTGTCTGGGGTGCATGGTAATGAATATACACCTATTGAGGCATTATATCAATTAGAAGTTGACCAAGAATATATGCAAAAATTATTTTCAATTTACAAGAAAATAATTTTTGCTCATGCAGTTAATGAACATGGTATATTAAATGGAATACGTGAATATAATCCAAACTGCGACTTAAATCGCATTTATGGTGATGATTTATTAAAAGAAAAACTAAAGATTTACATTGATGATGCTGATTATATTGTAGATGTTCATGCAAGTAAAAATTGTACTGAGTTTGTTTTGATAAACAATGATCAATATGCAAAAGATTATGTTGACTTTTGTCAAACAATTGGTGTAAAATATGCTGTGTGGGAAGGCTCACCTATTACAATAAAAGCTTATGCATTAACATGTAGAAAGCAAGCTTTTACTATTGAATGTAAGGGTATTAATGAGATTGATCATAAAAGTTTGTTAAAAACTATGAAACTCATTAAAAAGGTCACATTGAATAAAAAGACTACAATAAACATATCCGAACCATACCCAGATAGTCAAACTCTTCAAACCGCAGTGGCAAACACTGATGGGTTTTTGGTATGGACTTCCAAAAAAAGCTATTTTATACGCAGTTTGAAAGGTGATATAAACAACCACAATAACATTGAAACATTAGACAAAACAATTATTTTGCGTAATGATGCTCCTTTTATACGCAAAGATTGTTATCTATACCAATACCAACCCCATTTGAGATAATAATGAAAAAAATAGTGTACTTTGATATGGATAATGTGTTAGTCAACTTTGAATACGCATTACAGTTCGTAGATGAAAAAACGTTGAAAGAATATGATGGCCGTTATGATGAAATCCCCGGCCTATTCAAGTTTATGACACCAAACAAAAATGCTATTATGGCATTTCATCGAATCTCTTCCGTTTACGATTCATACATTCTTAGTACCGCTCCTTGGGAAAATAGTAGTGCTTGGTCAGATAAACTACTATGGGTAAAAACATATCTTGGCGAACCTGCAAAAAAGCGTTTGATTCTTTCACATCATAAAAATCTTCTCATGGGAGATTATTTGATTGATGATCGTTTAAAAAATGGAGTAGATAAGTTTACTGGCGAACATATTCATTTCGGAACAGAAAAGTTTCCTGATTGGGATAGTGTAGTGAGGTATCTCTGTGGATAACCCTACATATGATGAATTGGTTAAACAAAATGACGAGTTACGACATCAGATCGAGTGTTATACCATCGAAAAGCAAATGTATTTGAAACAGATAGAGTTGACACTAATAAATCTTTTATTTTGTGCAATTAAGAATCCGTACAATGGATTTCTTGACTCCACTGAGTTTAATGTGGCAATGGAAAATCTAATAACAATATGTATAATGAACAATATTAAATTTGGTATGGAATATGATCCAACTAATGTTTTTATCCACGATGCTACCGAAATATTTGACAATATATCAACACGCATACAAAATAAATCAATAAAAAAATAAACACATAATTCACATAAAGGGACTTTTATGGCAATACTTTTAGATTTCAACCCAACCATCATCTCAGCCGTTAGTGTTGGTGATAGAACATTCGGTGAATCTTTGGATGAAAGTATGATACGTCATTTGACACTAAACATGATGTTATCATATAAAAAACAATTCGCCCACAAATATGGAAAACTTATTATATGTTGTGACACTGGAAACGCATGGCGTAAAGACATATTTCCATATTACAAATATAATCGCAAAAAATCACGTGAAGAATCCCATCTTGATTGGGAAATGATATTTAAATCAATTAGCAATATCCAACAAGAGTTTCGTGACTACATGCCATATCACGTTATTGCAGTTCCTCGTTGTGAAGCAGATGATGTTATTGCCGTTTTAAGTGACTATATATCAAAAAATGAGCCGGTTGGCGAGGGGATGTTTGAGGAAGACCAAGATATTTTGATTATCTCACGTGACAAAGACTTTAAGCAGTTACAAAAAAATAAACACATTGTCCAATGGAACCCTATGGAAAAAAAGTGGATGCGTGAACCAGAACCTGACCGTTTTTTGATTGAACATATTGTCAGAGGTGATTCTGGCGACGGTATACCTAATATGTTGTCTGATTCAGATTCTTTTGTTATTAAAAAGCGACAGAAACCAGTGCGTGAAAGTTTGATTGAATCTGTTTACAATAATGGTGTTTCCGCCGAACATGTAGAAAATTACGAACGTAATAAGAAACTTATTGACTTGAGTTGTATACCGGAAGATTATAAAAAACAAATTATCAATGAATATGTTAATTACAAACCAAAACCAAAAGCAAAATTATTAACATATTTTATAGAAAAGGGTCTTAGAAACTTGTATAACAATGCAAATGATTTCTAAAGGTGTTTAAAAAAAAGGTTCCTATATATGTTATGGAAACATGTTTTAGATTATTTTCTAAAACTAAAACAAAGAATTAAAAGGATAAGAAGTATAATGACACAAAATAGAATACCAGAACTTAATCAATATGTTGATGAATATGGCATGCCAATTCCTATTCGTCAATCCACCAGAAACAAAAATCAGCCTAAAAAAGAAGTTGACATGTGGCAACGACTAAAGAATCCTATTGGTACAATATTTTTACCTGAAATACTAAAAGCTATTTGTGATCAAGAGTCAAAAGACGATAAGATCATGATGATTCGTATGTGGTGGCAACGTGAACCAAAAAATGCTGAACTCATGCGTAAGTTTATGGAAGTTTTGTATCACCCAATGGTAAAATTCAATTTTCCGGATACACCACCACCATACATGAAGAATGATTCTAATGATTTCGGGATGGCTCCCAATACATTGTTTAAGGCAATCCGTAAAATAGCATTATTTGCTGAATGCCCAACCAAGATTGCTAATCAAATGAAGCGTGAAAACGCATTGATACAGCAATTGGAAACAATGCATAAGGATGAGGCAGCATTGTTTTGGATGATGATTCAAAAAGAATTAGATCAAGATGTTTATCCCGGTTTAACAGAAGATTTCTTCCGTGAAGCATTTAGCGCAGTTCTACCACCAAAAATTGAGCAACCAACACCACAAAAAGCTGATGTAACACCCCAGAAACAAACACCACAGTCTTTTGAAGATGAATTGGATGATTTTAACGAGTCCTATGGTGAAAACGTTGAAAATATCATCAATGAAGTTACTGAAAAGCGTGGCCCCGGAAGACCACCTAAACCAAAGGTTGATGTTCCAGAAGTTACTGAAAAGCGTGGCCCCGGAAGACCACCTAAGCCTAAAGCGTGATAGGGGCTTGTCATGTATAATCCATATGTCAGAAAAGGCGAATGGTTAGATTGTGATAAATGCGGTAGCCCACATCGCCGCATTTTATCAACAGACCTTGAAAACTATATTACTGCTGATGGTTCTCCTGTTGTTTTAACTGAGGAAGAATCCACACGTTGTTATTCCTGCGAACCGCTAAATTTATTTTTTCTTTTTGAATGTAAATCATGTAATGAATCTTCTATAGTTGGAACTTTATATGGAGACTCAAGGACAAAAATATGCCCCAAATGTGGGTTTGACCACAATGAGTCGAGAAATGTTGGCCCGGCTTTCGTGGAAAGTAGACCAAAATTAGATAGCGATATGAAATATGTTCTAAACCGTATAAAGAAAAACCATTATAATTCAACAATGCCAGATTATTGAGACTATATTATGATATCAGATAATTGTATGAAGTGTATACTTTCTTCCAGAATGTTGCGTGAAGACTGTAGTTTTTTAGAGTATCTACAACAAACATTCAAAAATGTAAAATTTATATTGTGCGACGATGATAAACCGTATTTGCATTTATTCAAAAATGTTGACGAAGCATTTGATCTTGATTTTGACCTTGCATCCGAAATGTTACTAGAATCGGAATACCACGATGCTATGGATTTGAATACCGATGAAAAAGTTTCTATATTATTGAAATCAATCGAGTCATATTTCATTGATAAAGAATGTGATGAACAAAAGAAATACATTTTGTTTTACGGCGGAACCGGAGTTAGAAAAACATTTATGAATGTTAATAACGTTCAAGAAGTATACTACGACTTGGTTAATTATTTTAAAATATTGGAAATAAAATAAAGGAAAATTATGTTTATATTAAAACCACCCAATGAATTGACACAAGACCAAATTGATAGTGGAAACTTAACTATATTTTTGGCTGGTTCTATTGAAATGGGGAAAGCCGAAGATTGGCAATCAGAAGTACAAAACATTCTTAAAAATAGCTCTGTAACTATTTTTAGCCCAAGGCGTGATGATTGGGACAGTTCATGGCCCCAAGACGCTAGTTTTGGCCCGTTTAAGCAACAAGTTACATGGGAATTAGACCATATTGATAAAGCTGACATGATCCTGATGTATTTCGATCCTGATACGAAATCCCCAATAACATTATTGGAATTAGGTATCCTAGCAGCAACCCCTGAAAAGGTATTAGTATGCTGCCCAGAAGGTTATTGGCGTAAAGGAAATGTCGATATTGTTTGTCAACGATATGGCATTGCTCAGCTTGATACTAAAGATGAGTTCTTTGACTTCATTCGTATCCTCGCACAAGAGTTTGGAAACATACCTTCAATAGATATACCCCACCCTGATGAATTAGAACCATCAACATAAAAAGAGCCTAACGGCTCTTTTCTTTATCAAAAAAATCCATATAAATAGTGTTAAACTAATCAACGAGGTTTAACATGGCTAATACTTTAGTTAACGAAGGAAAATACGAATTGATGAAAGGCACTTTCGGTGACATGACAAGTGGCACCACTATAAAGCTGGCTTTAGTCAATAATGCAATAGGTTCAGTAACAGCGACATCAACATATTCAAGTGTTAGTGGTAACATTGTTGCAGGATCAATTGTTTCATTAGGTACGAAAACAGTAACAAATAATATATTTGATGCTGCCGATCCTACTATTACAGGTGTCGCATCGGGTATTTCAGTAAAAGGATATATTGTTTATTTTGATAACGGTTCTATACAACGTTTAATAGGTTACGTTGACACAGGTACAGGTTTACCATTTACAACAAATGGTGGTAATATCACGGTTACATTCAGTGGTAGTGGTATTTTCGCCCTTTAATAAAATTGAGATTGTAAATGGCCGATATAATTATTGATGGCAGTGATGGTTTAATTTTCATTGACAATACAAGTATTTCTAATGTATACGATGTTGTTGATGTATCATTAGAAATACAACCAGATGATATTACCAATTCGAATATAATTTATACTGATAGTGATGTTGGTATAGGATTCTTTGCGACCACCATTAGTAATACGTCAACTGTTTATGGGCCATCTTCAATAGAGTTTACGTTATTTCCTAATGTAATATCGAATACAAATATTGCATATGGCCCGGCAAACACTGATATTCTCAGCAGAAATATATTAGTAGATGATATAGTTAATACCAATACAATATATCAACCTACTATGAACTTCCGCTACCATGTTGACCCCATCCCAAACACTGCAACAATGTTTGGTGGTGATGATATTATACAGGATATATTTTTCAACCCAGAAGTCATAACAAATGTAAACAAAGTTTATCCATGTATTATTGGTTTTAAAGACATTCCTGTTGTTGGGGTTGAAATTGTTCGTCAAACACAAAACAGAGAAATCACTAAAAATTTCTTGTTTAGCGATTTCTCTTTTGATTTTTTACCACACCCAATTTCAGGCGATATTGCTCGTTTGTATGATGTTAATGCTATAAATCAAAGTCTTGAAAATATAATTTTGACTAAAAAGTTTGAAAGACCATTTGACCATTATAATGTTTCATCACAAATAAGGTCTTTGTTGTTTGCACTATCAGATAACTTGATGTCAATGGAATTGCGCTCGGAATTATTCCAAGTCATTGTCAACCATGAACCAAGAATAAATGTCGTAGATATATTAGTAGAATCTACACCAGAAAGACATGAACTGTATGTGAAAATATTCTATAGAATAAAAACATTTGATAAAATAAACACATTCAATACGTTCATTACAAGAACATAATTTAAAGGATTAAAAATGACTGCCCAAAATTTGCCAACAGTATTGCCTGATTTTGATACATTGAACTCTGGTTTCAAAGAATATCTTTCCAAACAGGATGAATACACTGACTACAACTTTAATGGTTCGGCATCATCAACTCTTTTAGATGTGATGTCTTTAAACACAACGTATTTGGCGTTCTTTATGAACCAAGTAGCTAATGAATCACGCCTATACACTGCCATAAAAAGAAGTTCTGTTGTTGATCGTGTTCATGATTTGAGTTATACTGTGAAAACAGCTACTGCTGCCAAAGCAACCCTTCAATACGAGTATATCAAGGATTCAGGTTCGTCTGTATTCACACCATTTTCAATCACTCCAACTTTATCTGCTAATGTTGGAAACTCATTTTATATTTTTACTTCCACCCAAAGCGTAGAAATAAATGAAATAAACGGAAGGTATCTTTCTGAACCATTTGATGTGTATGAAGGTAAACGTTTCACATATACACAATCTATAACAGATGATATTCTTAAAAATGGGTTTATCATTCCAAACTTAAATGTTGATATCACTCAAACAACTATTGACGTAATTAACACAAATAATGTTACAACATCTTATACTTTATTTTCCGATTTAGTTAGTTTAAAACCAACTGACAATGTTTTTTTCTATCACGAAAATGCTGATGGTAGAATCGTATTGAACTTTGGCGATGGTATATTGGGAAGTAAGCCGGAAGTTGGTAGTGTTGCTATCATCAAATATTTGGTTTGTGCAGGAAGCATAGCAAATGGTTTTGATGTGTTTACACCATCAGTTACACCCGTTAACGGAAAATTAAAGGTGTTAGTTGTCAACCCATCCGCAGGCGGGTCGGAGCCAGAAACAATAGAATCAATGAAAAAGATGGCACCGTTAATGTATACTACACAAAACCGTGCCGTCATTGACACAGACTATGTTTCTATTCTTAAAGCGAAATACAACATGGTCGAAGATGCTATTTCATATGGCGGCGATACACTCGACCCCCCGCAATACGGTAAAGTTATTGTTGTAGTGAAACCAAAAAACGGTTTGTTTTTGACAACATATGATAAAAGTAATATTGTTGCTTTCCTAAAAAAGTATAACATGATAACAGTCACCCCAATAATATATGAGCCAGATTACATTTATATTAATTTGCGCATAACAGTGATTTTTGACGGTTCAAAACTATCTGTGTCGGAAGCAGATTTGACTAATAAAGTAAATGATGCTATAAAGAGTTTTGAAAGCAACCAATTGTCATCATTTGATAAAGATTTCCATTATTCTGTATTTTTAAGAACAATTGACTTTTGTGATTCTAGTATTATTGCAAATAGCACTAAGATATTTTTGGAGAAACGCATTAATCCGGTTATTGGTGGCAAAACATTTTTCGACGTTACATTCAACAACCAACTCAACTCCGGTACTATTTCTTCATCCACATTCACATACCAAGGAAATACTAATTGTTTTATTGATGATAGTCAGATGAATGGAGTTTTAGCGATATATCGTTATCAAAATAATGTAAAAACATTGATAGCAAATAATATTGGAACGGTAAATTATGCAGTAGGAAAACTTTCTGTACCAAACATTACCATAGGAAGTTTGGATAATGTTGATAACGCAAACACACAAACAGGTGAGTTATTCTTGTCGATATATGCAACACCATATGACAATGACATTTCAATAACGCAGAGAAACATTGGACAAATAAACACTATTTCTTTGACTTTGAATAGAGTATAAAATGGCAAATAAAAATATAGACACTGTTAGTGGTAAAAATAAAACAATATCTAAATTGGTTCCATACCAATTTTCGATGTATGTGCGTGAAAGATACCCTAATTTTGTGAACTTTGTACAACATTATTACAAATACTTAGAACAAGAAAATAATGTTATAAGTGAAATATACAATCTACCAGATTCATTTAGTATTGAAAAAACAAAAGATGAGTTTTTGGAGTTTTTTTATCAAGAACTGGCACCAACATTACCAAAGGATATAGTTGCTGATAGAAGAAAACTATTAAAATATATAAAACATTTCTATTTGGCTAAGGGAACAGAATCCTCTATAGAGTTTTTGTTTAGAATAGCATACAATGACATAGCAACTATTAATTATCCGGGTGAGCTTATTCTTCGTTGTTCTGACGGCGAATGGAGCAAAAAGACAATCATAAAAACAACATCAAAAACAGAAATATCTATCGTTGGGAGAAAAGTTTTTGGTATCATATCCGGGGCAGTTGCTATTGTGGATAAAGTTACCAGTTCAAATATTGGTGATTTTACATATGATATAATTGAACTGTCTAACATGTCTGGTGTTTTCTTGAACAATGAAGTCATTGAAACTAGAGATAATCTGCAAAAATATTCATCAATACTAAGTGGAAATGTTTGGAAGGTTGAAGTACAAACAGATGGTAATGGTGATGGTATATCAGGTTCAGGGTATAGTATTGGTGAGGTTATCCCCGTCGGAGAAAGTTCATTTGAAAATGCTATTATAAAAGTTAATAGCATAGACGATAATGGTGGTATAAAAACATTAATCGTTGAAAATTCTGGTTATGGGTATCTAACAACTTTCAATATAACCAATGCTAACAATAAAGGAGCTTCATTAAAATGTTATGTTGGTGGTGTGTTCTATGAAACAGGGGCATATCTTTCCCAACGAGGATTATTATCAGGAACATGTGTAATTCAGGACAGTTACAAGTATCAAACATACTCTTATGTCATAACAAGTAATATAATGGTAAAAGATTATGAGGTATTAGTAAAGTCAACCACACATCCTGCCGGGTTGCTAATGTTAGGAAATGTTAATATCAATTTACCAACACAAACAGGAATGTCCTTTACCGCATATGATCCTGAAATAACAATCAATTAATATTGACTAGATTTTCCCTTTGTGATATAATTTGGCGTCGTAGATAATAACAAATATCACAAAGGGAAAAATAATGAAAGAACTCGTAAAACATATTGTTAAAGAAAACATCAAAAACGTCGCAGAAAACTCCTATCTTAATTATGGTGTAAAGGGTTTACACATGATTAATCTAATCGACACCCCCACCAAAGGCATAAAGCTTTATATTACTGAAAGTAACAACAATTTACAAAATTCATTACCCATAAACTGCGGAAATGGTATAACATATCCTTTCACCCAATACGGCAGAAACATCGCTATTGAATGCATCAAAGGTTTTGTCAGCGTCTGGACAGTTGAAGAGGCAATGAATGATATTGCAGTGTTGGCTAATGAATACACGTATACCGAAGATGGTGATTCCAGTGTTTTATCTCGTGAACATATTGGCATCAAGACAAAACAAGTTTTTATCGTAAATCCCGGACAGGTTATTTCTTTGACAGGAGATGAATACTTTAATATTGGCACCCGTTTTGGAACAGTATCTGCTTGGTTTGTTTACGAAGGGCGCTCTGTAGAAACCAATGGCAATTATTTCACTAATAATTCCGTCGAAAATAACATCCCGGACATGTATACAAATCCAGATGCTAAACAATTGATAATGCTATTGAATAGTGTTGGACTTATATGACAACACCACTTATTATTATGGCGGTTTCTGCGTTTTGTCTCTATATGTTAGAACCATTGCGTGAAATGGCTTTTAAAGAAGTTGATCAGGGTGCCCATTCATCTCAAGTTTTGGAACCTTTAATGGCTATGTTTTTTATTTTAAACTTTTTCCTCACATATGTTTTGTTACACTAATGAAACAGTAAAGATTTTCAAAACATGATATATTACATCAACACCTAATTTTTGGAAAAACATATGACTTTTTTCACCATGCTTCCGGATGATACCGTTCTTGTCAATATTACAGGGAAATACTATATCGGCGACCCTTGCTATTGTTTTTCAAATGACAATACATGGGGGAACCTATGCAATTCGTGGTTTGGGCTTAATGAAAGTCCAATCGCTGTTTCCGAAAATGTTGAAGTCGTTGGCTTTAGCACAGCATATGGTGATGGCAATTATGCTGGTTACATTGGTTCCAAACGTCATGATTTTCCTGTAGATGCGGGAATGCTAGGGGTAGTTCCTGAATCGTTCATTGAAATTGAGTCATCATTTGTTGACACAGAACGTCTAGGTGTAATTGTTGAACTTTCTGCTGGCGATATTATTCGAAGTATTGGCGGCGATTTCTATATCTCTGGTAGTGTTGATGTTAATATTATCACAAGGGATGATGTGGATGACGATTATGACGAAGATGATTATCGTGATGATCGTCATGACACTGATGAACACATTTTTGATTCCAACGACTATTGAGGTATAAATGAGAAAGCTTGTAACACTGCGAAAAGTAACTGAAATAACACCTATCCCCAAAGCAGATAAAATCGTTCTGGCTTCTATTGATGGTTGGAAATGTATTGTCAAGGCAAATGAATTTAAAGTTGGTGACATTGGTGTTTTCTTTGAAGTAGATTCACTAATTAAGCTTAATGACACTTTCAAGTTTCTTGCGGATAAGGCACAGTTGAATCATGGTGGAATTGTTTATAATGATCCCCGCATTCGCATCAAGACAATTCGCCTTCGTGGTGTTTTGTCTCAGGGACTGTTGCTTCCCCTTTCTGTGTTCCCAAATGTTGATTTTGGGAAATACGACTTGGAAAGTGATCTTACAGAAGACTTCAACGTTTTGAAATATGAACCTAAAGTATTGGCACGTCTTCGTGGCAACGCTAAAGGACTATTCCCAAGCTTTGTTTTCAAGACTGACCAAGAACGTGTTCAAAACCTGCCACATGTTTATAATATGTCGGCTGAAAACAATCTTGATTATGAAGTGACATTGAAAATGAATGGTGCTTCTATGACTGTTTTTTACCAAACGGTAACAGGAACTAATGATAATGGTGTTTGTTCACGTAATTTCCAATTGGAACTAAACCAAGAGAATAACCATTATTGTGATATCCAAAAGCGTGATCATATCATCGAACGTTTGATCGAATATCATGCTAAAACTGGAAAGTCATATGCAGTACAAGGTGAACTGGTTGGCGTTGATATTCAAAAAAATTACGAAAGATTCGAAACTCTTCAATTTTTTGTTTTTGATGTTTTTGATATTGAGTCCGGAAAGTATCTTTATCCCACCGAACGCCGCAAGGTTGTTGCTGAATTGGGGTTGAAACATGTTCCTGTAATTGAAGAAAACTTTAGTTTGTCTTCTTTTTCTAAGGATAATTTCATGTCTGAAATATTGAAATATGCCGATGGTAAATCTATCAATGCCCCTGTCCGTGAAGGTATTGTATTCAAATCGAATCAACCGTTCATGAATCGTTCCTATACATTCAAAGCTATATCAAACGTTTATCTTGAAAATCATGACACTGAATAAGTGTCATGATTGTTTTATTAGTTTGTTAATGAATAAAATTACAAAACTATAATGAATTAATACTTAAAAATAATATACTGTATTGTGAAAAAACGGTATATTACCAAAATGGTTCCAAACCATACTAGGAAAAACAACAAATGGATTTAATAATAACCAAACTGAGATTTTAACATGACAAACCTTATTAAAGAAGAAACACTCCACATTGATTATCCCGATATTTCAGAATCTGTCATTTTAAACTACTCAATCGCCAAAGATAATGGCTGCTTGAAGTTTAAATTCACCGCACAAAATAATAAAAATTTCATATATGATGAAGTATCATCTTTGGGAATTGACCCTGATGATTATTACATCACCTCAGACATATCTACACATAATCTGGCTTTGATTAGTGCTATTCAAAATACAACTAAGTATATTGTCAAAGAATATGCATTTGATTTGAACACCATAGGATAAAACAACCTATAAGGCGATTTTAGCCCACTATACTTGACGGCAGTACCATTTATCATCCTGATAGAGAAAGTGTCTAAAATCGCCTTATAAACGCATTGAATAAGGAAATTAAATGAGTTTAGGAACACAAATGAAAAAGTTTTATGACCACACCCTAATTTATTGGATAAGAACATTAGAGGTCATAACATGTCTTCACATAATAGCAAATACATGGAGACACTGGAATGCTTAAATCAAAAAAAGACATAGAACTTTATTTGAAAGAAGTTGAACACCGAAACACCATCGAACAAAACGAAAAATTGTTCTCACTGATAAAGGATTTAAAACGTAGAGTGCAAGAAGCAATTGATAATGAAAAATATAATTATGTTATTATAAAAGAAACAAAAAAATACTTTTTCTTTATATCAACAACGGTAGAACAACCGGCTGTACTAGTGATGGTATCTGTCTTAAATGATGGCATTCGTGAGGGCTTGTCAAGTGACTTCTATAATGTTATAATCACCGAAATAAACAAGATGTTTCAGGATCACACCATAATCAAGTTTGATGTATCCAAAAATATGTCTTCCCTAATATTCAGCTTTTTCTTGAGGCCAAACATATGATTCTCCGTGCAGTAAAAAATGCTTATGATAAACATTCCGAAAAGTACCCACATATTTTCTGGAAGATTGACCTTCACGGTGTTTGTCTACGTTCAAGCTATCAATCTGGTGAATATGAATGGATCAACGATCAAGTTGTTCCCGCATTGAAAGAAATCATGAAATGCCCGCACAGTAAAATCATTCTGTGGTCGTCATGTTATGAACATGAACAACAAAAGATTATTGAGTTCTTCAATAAATCTGGGGTTCGTGTTGACTTTTTCAATGAAAACCCCATGTTTGCTAATACCGAATATGGTTGTTTTGATCAGAAGTTCTATTTTAGTATCCTGATTGATGACAAGGCTGGTTTTGATCCAGATACTGAATGGAAAATGATACATGATTTCCTTGTCGATAAAAACAAAGATGATGATGCTGATTTAAAAGAAAATATCAAGAGTATTGTCTTAAAATATACTCGTCCAACTACACATGGGGTTGAATATTTTCAAGGAAGTGTTGATGGAGTGATGCGTATGATGGATGAAGTATTAACATTGGTTAAAAAACATTATGACATACCATCTTGACAAAATAGAAAAAGGTGTGTATGGTGAGTTGTCCAAAGTCCAAGAAGAAATTCTTGAGGCTTTGGATGCCAAAAAGCAAGATTGTGAATTAATGGTTCTTATTGAACTTTCAGATGCAATAGGAGCAATTGAAGCATATCTTGAAAAATACCATCCATCCATAACACTTGAGTCATTGATAAAAATGAGCAAAATAACAAAAAGAGCATTTACAAGTGGGCACCGACAACCCAAGCATAACATCGACAAAAATAATAATTGATGGTTTGAATTATTTCTCAAAATATAAAAACATTGAAATAATTGATGTACCATACATCGTCCCAGATCATATCAATCGTCTAACATGTCCAGAGTGGGTTGTATTATTACATCACAGTAGCGGGATGTCATATGTTGGTAGCGCCGAACAAAGTTTCCTCTATCTGCATGAACAAGGAATTCTAAACCGTAACTCATGCTACATGGCGTTGACACCTTGCATTCGTGATGAAATGCAAGACAATACACATTTCAAAGCATTTATTAAATGTGAATTGTTCTCATATGATGAATCTGAATATGTAGATTTTATGTTATATGCAACATCATTTTTCAGCAAGTATCTAGATGTTGTTGTAGAAAAAACAGAAGATGGATTTGATATAAACAGCCTTGGAACAAATATTGAATTAGGTTCATATGGCAAAAGGTCTGTTACAATAAACAATGAAAAATTAACTTATAGTTATGGAACCGCTTTTGCCGAACCAAGACTATCATATGCAATGAGGTTATAATGTATATTTGCTGTAAACAACGTGGTTCCCCCGGATGTATGACACATCATGGCGAAGAAATAGAAGTTTTCAAACATATTGAAGATATGTTAAATCATAGGGGTTATGTTACAAGAAAAGATGCCGATTATTGCTATGGTGCCTTTTGTATGACCTTGAATGAAGCAAGATGGTCATTCAAAAAATTGATAGAATGTAATGTTCTAACCGAAACATATGATAGTTTGGGTTTACCAGAAGAAGAAAAGAAATACATTTACCTATTCAAAGAAATAGTGGATCATAATTATGGCAGAATTTAAATTATATGGTATGGGTGTTGTTGAGATATTCAACGTCCTAACAAAAGAAGAATGTGACAACCTGATAGGATATACTGAATCTCTTGGATATCAATTTGCAACCGTCAATAATGGCGATGGTACACATGAGGCAAAGCCAAACTTGCGTAATAATGCCCGTGTGAACATTGAAGATACCGATTTTGCCCAGCGCATCTTCAATGTCATAAAGCCATTTGTACCGCAAAAGATTGGTGATGACAATGTTTTGAGTGTTGATGACACATTCCGTTGCTATCGTTATTATCCCAATGAATATTTTGGCTGGCATGTTGATGGCTCCACCCGCAAGAATGGCAACCGTAGCAAATATACAGTTTTGATATATTTGAACGATTCCTATGAAGGCGGCGAAACTGAATTTGAACACGCTAAAGTTAAAGGGAAACAAGGCAGTGTTGTTATATTCCCCCACAAGTTAATGCATCAAGGTGCTATGGTAACGAAAGGCATAAAATATGCTATTCGCTCTGACTTGATGTATGAAGATTACAAATATCATGG